AGGCGACCGGTGAGTCGAGTTCCGATAGCGGTGGCGCAATTGCTCTGGCGTCATTTCATCATAGTCCATGTCTAGAACATCTGTTCCGGTAGGAGGCGACCGGTGAGTCGAGTTCCGATAGCGGTGGCGCAATTGCTCTGGCGTCATTTCATCATCGTCCATGTCTTCTTCATAACTTAGTTCATCTGCATGATCATCAGGAATAGCTATTGCTTCGGTTTGTGTTAATTCGTCGACCGCTTCTTCGTCAGTAACCTCATTAAACCATATATCAAATTCTTGGCCGGTCTGTCTTTCAATTGAGCTCTTGACGTCTTCCCATGCGTCATACAGACCATCTAGCTTATGATCAATATAAAACGTAATTGGGTCAACTCCGTCGTTGAATAAATCTACAACATTATCGGTAAACTTCCTAGCTAATAAGTCAATTGACTGTTGTGAAATCCCATGTTCAACTAAACGATCAACATACGCGTCTTTACTAAGGTAGCTTTCAAAAAGTTTGTTGCGTCTCATTTAACTTCTCCTTCGTGTGGCACGTTGCGCCATTTGTGCGACACGTTGGTCGTCTTGTTCGCCCTGGTCTCCGAAATCTTCGTCGCCCATTTCTAGATCAATTTCGTCATCTGGTGTTGGTTCATCAAAATCTTCTTCTGCTCCCAATTCTTCTGGTTCAGGAGTTGCTATGTCAGGCTGAATGTCAAGGGCAAATTCTATTTTCTCTTTTGAATAATTAGAAACTAATGCATTGATACCTGGATGAGACTTCATATATCTCTCAAAGCCATGGTAATCGAGGTTAACATCAACATTCCTGAGCATGGTTAAGAATGCGTTAGTAGAAAGAACTGGAGCAGAATTGTTATCCTGCGCTTGCCTGATAAGTAGGTGTGCAGTGCTTAATATAGCTTCAACTGGATTCTGCTCAAATTCAAATAATCGCATTAAATGTCTCTTTTTGCTCTGCCCAATGGTTCAATTGGCATCTCATCGCCCATGTCGCCTTCGAGATCAGAAAATTCATCATCTCCTCCTAGATCCATTCCGGTGTCATCAAATTCTGGTTCATCACCAAGTCCGCCACTGTCAATGCTATCACCTGCTAGTAAACGACTTGCTTGGTCTGCAGATTCTCTAGTTGAACGAATTACTTCTAGTGCCGTGTTAATAGCTTCTGTCATCATTTGATCAAATTGAGATGCTGTTGAATCATCAATTTCGTTCCTAACCGAATCAACCAAGGGAGGCAATTCTTCATTAACCATCTTACCAAGATCTTCGATCATTCCTTGAAATCTATCAACCATATCTTTAGAAGCCATTGTAACTTCTGCAGATCCTAATTCACTTTCTTTAATGACTTTCTTAACTTCGGCTTTAGGCGCGCCCTCGTTCATAAACTTGTATAGAGATTCTCTCATAAGCTTCATTTCTAAATAGTCTTTGTTGTTAACTGCTTTTACGCCTAATGCTTTATCAAATCTCGAGATACTGATCGATACAGCTTCATGCAGTTTCTTAGCCTTATTTTCAGATAATCGACTAACGTCAATCTGGTGGCCAAATACTTTTTTTGAGAAAGCAGAAATTGCTCTGCTATCCGGTTCTGGGGTTAAATCATTCAGATTCATTTTATGATTCCTTTAGTTACGTTTTATCTTTGTATTTATACGATTTTAATGTTTTTTAAATGTTCGTCTAATTCGTACCGAAATTGTTGTAATAATGGCTTATCTCGGCTTAGTCTAGACAAAAACATCTTCTTCCTGGCTATAGGTATGTCATCAATTAGCTTAGTCATGTAGAAATTTACATCTTCTGTCAATTTACATATCTTTCGGTCGTGTAATTCGATTCTTTTAGCTTGTTGAAATTTCTTCTGCTCATACAATATCGCATACCCAATAGCCGACCTCTTCATGAAAAATTGTTTCTGTCCAATACTCCACACTCCGTCTTTTTTTGAAACTCTTTGATTATTGACGTATACACAAGACTCGGATATTTGTTTGATCCTAAACCTAAATTTCATATTTTTAAGAATATGACTAAATTGTTTAACTAGCTTCTGAGTTACGTCTATATTTGTAGCAGATTTTTCCTTCAACTCTCATCCTATCGATAATTGATTTCTTAATTAATTGATTTGCGATTGTTGTTTCACGCTCTGATAAGTCTTCTTTTTTTGTGTAAGAAGAATTCTTAATCTTATAAGCAAGGGCTCGTTCTTCATTTGAAATCGTGACTAATAGCCCATTTTCGACCTCAATGATTTTCATTATTTACCAGAGCCCAATTTAACTGTTGATCCTGGTCGTATTTGTTGCTTAGGTGATGTGCTGCCCACTGTGCCAGACGGTTCAATTGAAATCTCTTTTGTTATAGGATCTTGATCAACGTCTACTTTATCCAAATCAATTTCAACACCGTCGCCCGCTGTTACTTTGTTTCCGATAACGCGACTAACCTTAAGCTCTGGGCCGCCTTCGGCCTCGTTTGTTTGTTTAGTTCGTTTGCTCTCGTACCGTGCTTTAATTGCTGCTCTAGTGGCACTATGTTTAGTAGCTTCAGTCCCGTTTGCAACAACCTCTGTAATCTGATCTGTGCTATGGCTAGTGTGGCCAACAGTCCAATCGTATCCATTGTCGTTGCGAAGATTTACACGATATGATAACCTTGTCTCACGATTTTCAAAAAGTTCTGAAATTCTCATTGTACTTATTTCCTATTCATAGCTTGAACTCGACGGCTAGCAGGATTACTGCGTTTTGTCTTTTTCGCTTTTCTGGCCATTTTAGGACCTTGTTTAGCTTTTGTTAACTTTAGACGAAGTCTTTTCTTCATGTCAGGTGGTGCAAAACATTGACTAGGTGAACTTACTACTCGGCCTTTACGGGCGCCACCTCCGCAGCGATATTTTCGAACCACTTTGTTGCCGCTTCTAGCCCAAGTTGCTCCTTCGGCTATATAATCTGGATCAATAATATCATTAATTAACAAGTTAAACTTCTTTCTTTAATATCATATATGCTAGGGTTGCTATAACAGTTGCTAAAAATCCAATGATAGACAAACTCCATCTGAACATCTGTTTATTAAACGAAGCATCTTTTTCACGAATCATTGATTGGATTTCCATTAACATACCTTCAAATCCGGCTGTTTTAGAATCAACACTATCTAACTTTTCTTTTAAAATACCATAACGAACATCACATAACTCTACGTGTGCTTCTAGATTCTCTGTTTCGATCTTTGTCGCCATTTATATCCTAATTTCTGTTAATATTATTTATCATAATCATTAGATTCTGCAAATGAGCAGGTTTCGACCGAAATCAGATATGTCAAACATAGGAGTTTCGAAGCTAAACGTCTCATCTAATCCATCAATAATCGGAACCTGGTGTATTACATTATAAAAAGCCTCGCCTTTTTCTCCGAGAACACCCTCAGATTCTACTCCAAATTCCCATGCCCAGAATTGTAAATTTTGAAAGATTATTTCTTCTAGATGATATTTCTCACCGAACATAGTGAAAAGCTCTTTCCTATCTTTAAAATGATCATGTATAGGCTTCATGGATTTCAATGTCATGACATTTGGATCATTTCTAGATGATGGTTGTGCCAACATACTGATGCTTTGAACTAATGTATCGAAATTACGTTGTTGGTTTCGTTCTTTCCCGGTTCCGACGTAGACTCCGGTCTTAGTAATATCAACTAACGAAAGTATATACCAATACTCTGCAATATTATTCATCATGGATTGGATCCTCTTCTCTTAAATAAATGCCTAATTCAATTAGCTGATTACTAGTGTCAAAACATATGCAATCACATGTACTGTACCCTAGGTGCTGCAATGCCAACCGGCGGTTTGTTCCCATTTTTAATGCCCAAATCATTCCGTCTTCATTGATCACTGGTGGGTTAATATAGTCCCAAGCTGGAGTTTCTCCACGCCAACTAGCAAACTTTTGGTTCCACCATTCTGCAGACACTTTATAATACAACAATGGATACCAAAGACTCGAATTTTCTATCTTTGGTAAATCTCTTTCTTTCCAACGTTCGTCATGATGAAAATTCATAGGAGATAACCTGTTTAATTCCACAGAATGTATTCCGTTATGTTCTTGCCAAATAGAATTCATGTGCATGTTATTAGTTATCGCCATGAGAAAAGGGACAATTAAATTGTCCCTTTTCGTTAGTCATACAATACTAGTTGATTGGTTAGTTTATTAAACTAATTCAAAACCAGGATCGGTTACAGTAGTTCCGCTGACATCAACAGTGTTGGCACCAACTGTTGTACCAAGTGCCTGTAGAGCAGTCTGTAGAGTTGCTGCTGTCCATGCGCCGGCTGGATAAACTGCTAGAGAGATCTGCCCGGATGTATCGCCTTCAACCTGATACATTTCAACATTACCCTTTGTCTGTACAGTAATCAAGATCTTTTCAATCGACTCACCAACGTCTAGTTCGTTGCGGATATCAGCAACGTCACCGGATACGTCCTTAACAATAACTTTTAGAAAGTCAAGCTGTGGACCGTTAACAATTACTGCTTCGTCTGCAGAGATCGCTCCGCTTCCTGCGATACTACGATCGTGATTAACAACACCAAAAGAACCACCATGTACTCGTGTTAGTTCTGCCATTTTATATTCTCCTTAAAATGTTCGCTTTGCGAACTTACCTTTATTTATCATCTTATCCAAATTTTCGCCCAAAAGCATATCCCGCGGCGCCTGCGGCCGCGGCAATTGCTGTTCCTATTACCGCTTTTTTGCCGATACTCGATTTCTGCGATGCCTTTGGTCCTACAGTAGCTACATAATCTTTAAAAATATCACTTCGGAATTGCTGTTTTTTCCGAAATGTAAGAATCATCCTGGCTGAGATTCTTTTTCGTTCTGACTTTGAAGTTGTTCCGTAGTCTGCTAATAATCTTCGAGCATTCCTCAGAAAAGAATTATTGATCCGTAAGTTTTTTTGCATACGAAATAGAACAGCCCGATCATCAGCTACATCAATTCTCTTGTTAACAATGTTTCGCAAATATCGCTTAAACCTAAATTCATCAAATGTTAACGATCCAGAATTCTTTACTTTATCTGCGTATTGCTCTGGGTTCATTAGGATTGCGGCAAGATTATGCATGTCGGTCGCGCCTGGACGAATACGGCTGAAGTCTAAATGCCTAAGAGTCTCTTTTGCATAATTAGATGCTAATCCCGGATTTTCATATTTCATTTGTTGTAATAACAAGACATGCTCGAAAAACTTTTCGCCAATGTCGAACTCGGTTGTGCCTTTAATATCATTCTTTTGACGAATGAATCTTGCCTCTGAAATCTCTACTTTTATAAAATCGAATGCCATGCAACTATTTATCTGAATTGCACAACAAAGATGAGGAACAATTTTTCATTGTTCCTCATCTCTTGCGTTGCATTGCGTCACGTTAGGTATCAATCTAATACCTAACGGCGCTGTTGGTTACTTAAATATCCTCTGTTTATTTTGCTATATTAAATTATAAAACTGTTTAGCCGGAGTCTCGGATGCGGTTCATTTCAGCATACCTCCTTAGGAGTTAACGATCTAATTTCGATGTAGTTATTTAAATCTAGTCTGTCTTAGTAAAGTTTCAAAAGTTACTTCGGGGGGTCACGCATCTGTTTATTTCCTTACACTTCGTTAACAACAATTGCATAATAACATATCTGCAGGACGAGTCAACCAAAAGATTACTCTGATTTCCACTTTTTTTCTGCAAGAAAGTTTTCTCTGCTAAAACTCGATCTATCTACTAACTTAACTTGATCATGAACTCTATAATTGACTACATACCCTTCAATTAGATTGTTTTCTGAATATATTAGTCTATTGTGTTTTCCAGCAGATATTAAGTCGCTTCTGTGAAGTTCATTCATTACAGTCTCTTTAAAGGCAATAATGTTGGAGTAAAAATCTAAGAAATTTATTAACTCTATGTACCGGTGACGCAATATGTAAGTAAATATTGCTTGTGTGTGACGACGACGTACTACCGCGGGCGCAACAACAGATTGGTCCGACAAATTAGAAATCTCTTTGTTTATTTTATCATTTGCATAAACCATAAAATCATCGAAGAATTTTATGTTCTTAACAACTTGTGGCAATCCGTTCTTAATACGATGATTGATGTATTGAGAGAAGAGCGGGTGTTGTATTAACTCAGAAACTCTAGACAATACTAAGTCTGAGGTAGTACTTAATGAAGAACTTATATTCGTTAAGATTTCTGATTGTGTAGATTGGCCCGGGCCATCGTCATCAATTAATACTTCAACGTGTGGAAATACTATAAGAGTTTTTCCAAACAGTTTAGATGATTTGTTCCATGGACATCCTGCATGTCGGTATGAATCATCTTTATACCTATAGGCGGTGTGTACTACGATTCCGACTTCACTCTTGCTCACCAACGTATGCAATCCTGATATAGGAGGGACTATGTAATTTATTAAATTTGGGCAAAATGAAAAACTGTTGTCGGAGAGTGTAACTATGTCGCCTGGGCCATATAAAAAGTCAGCTTGGTATAGGATCTGGGACTGGTCCTGGTAATCATGCTCTTCCCATAAGACCTGCAAATTCACAAAGGCACATATTAACTTTTTCTTAAGAGTTGGTGGCAATGGACTATTTGAGATTTCTTCAACTGAGTTATAATACACCGGTGTTTTGTTGAAAATGCTCTTAGTGGCAATTATAAACCTCGACTCATAACGGCCAAATATGAAGGACGGGGCTCCGTCCCATTTAGATGTAATATCTATAGAATTATTTCGAAGAATAATATTAGATAACTGTAGATCCCGGCATCTATCTAGAACATAAGATAGTGATTTGATATTATATGATAAAATAAGGTCTTCAAGATGATCAATGTGATCTACTTTTTTATCTATTAGTGGGCCTTGGGGAGAATTCATCTTTTTCAGCTCTTTTGATACCACGAGTAAACTTAGCACTATCTTGATGACGAATGCTATTAATTATCCTACGTTCCAAATCTCCTGCTATCTCTTCGGAGAATTGATCTCGAATCTCATTAATCAAGTTAATCGCACTAGATATAAGGTTCTCACCACGTGCTTCTATAACATGTTTTCTATCGTTTGCAACTGCAATAGAATTCAATTCTGATAAAATACTTCTAGTGTGTTTCTTCATTCTGCCTCTTCCTTACTGTTATTTATCGTTAAATAACAGTAGGAGGGTTTTATGCGAGATACTCGAGAACTAAGAACATCAGCTTTATATTACGCTATTCTGAGTGATCTTTCCTATAACAATCTTGATCTTATTAACCAAGATGAGAATGTTGCTAACCTTAAGAAGATCACTCTTATCGAACGAAAACATTCTCAATGCGTTGTTTTCGTTGGCGAAAAATCAATCGTGTTCTCTTTTCGTGGCACAGAAAGTCTTGCAGACGTAAAATCCGACATGATGTTTCGATTAATTAGAACAAGAAAATACGGAAGAGTACACCAAGGATTCATGCATGAACTAGATACGCTATGGTCTGCTATTGTCCCTTATATTAACCAGCATCTTAACAAGAAGATATATTTCTGTGGTCACAGCCTAGGTGGTGCTATAGCCTTGTTGGCGGCGACGCGAGTGCCGCACTTACTACCAGAGGTCTATACGTATGGTGCCCCGCGTGTTGGAAATAAGGTATGGGTCATACATCATCGATCAATAATACACCATAGGTTTAGAAATAACAATGATTTAATCCCTCTCTTACCGTTTTGGTTTTTGGGATACAGACACCATGGTCAATTGCATTACATTAGTTATCATGGGTCTTTCAAAAGAATAACACAATGGCAAAGAATAATAGACCAGGTCAGAGGTGTATTCAAGGCCTGGTCTAAATTCCAATTATTCGATAGTATATACGATCATAGAATTTCCGAGTACATTCGCAAATTAAGCATTTAGACTTTCTTGAGGTCAGCTAACATGTTTCTCAGACGACTGCTTTGAACATTGCCGTTTACCTTTGATTCTTCTGTTGGCTTAGATGACGAACTATTGATTTGGTTAACAATGCCAGATTCTGAGGCAACTGAAGATAATGTTTCACCATCTGGATTATCATCATCATTTGTAATCCGTAATGTATCAACGTCAAACTTCAAATTAATCTTCTGTCCAATGCCACTTGAACTCCTCGTCTTCATAAGCTGCAATTGATAATTGCCGCGCTCTCTCATTGCCCGGCTAGTGAAAATACCAAAGACGTTGTCTGCTGTATTGATCTTGCTTATGCCACCACTAATATGAGAATGGTCAAATTCAACTTCTTCAACAGCCGAGCGATTCAGCTGTGATGCGGTCGAAAAAATACAGTTCAATTCTTTGGCTAGGTTTCTAAGCTCTTCACTTACATATTTGTCCTTAACAAACAAGTTTTCTGCAGACACTTTAACCGAGACTGGCATGATCAAATCTAGATAATCGATCAACAAAAAATCGATCTTCTTTCCGGTCACGATCTGTAGTTCTTTCAGATACGAACGAACATCGTTAACCGTGCTCTGTGCTGGTAGGTATTTGATTTGCAAACTACCAGAATTCTTTCCGGCCATTGTAACTTCTAACTCTACAGTGTCTAATTCTTTGAAAATCTTATACGACGGGACACCAGACACCATGCTATCAATTCTCATGCATGATAAATCTTCACTAAGTTCTAATGTTATATAGACCCCGTTCTTCCCTTGTTGCGCCCAATTCACAGCTAGGTTTTGTAAGAATAAACTCTTACCACTGCCGGAACCACCACAGAATATTACAAGTTCTCCTCGATTAAATCCGCCAAATAACTTCTTGTCTAAGTTTGCCCACCCCGTTGATACCTGTCCGTTGTTGTCCTTAATCCCCAGCAATCTCGCTCTAGGATTCTCAAAATAGTCTGTTCCTAGGTCTCTAGTTAAACTAATGTGTACCGCGTCTTTAATTAATTTCTCAACTGGATCATAATTCCCATTTTCAATCATGTCTGCTGCTAATAGGATTGCTCGTTCTAGTTCACTTTTCTTAGTAAAGGATTCGAATTCATCAAAGAACCATTCTGTATGATGTTCGTTCATATCTGGAATCTTTTTCAAATCTATGTTAGTTGTTGCAGAAATCTGTTCATATGTAGGCATTGTTTGATATTGGCTGCAATGGTCTGCAATAAATTTTGCGCATGGAATAAGACTCCTGTCAAAATTCTCAGGATTAAAGATATTTTGAACCCTGACAAAATTTGTTGCGTCATCGAGCATCATCTCTAAAAACAATCGTTGCACGTCTGCTGTATAATTAGTTGTCATGTATTTCCTTATTTGTATTTCTTGCGTAAGATATTAATCTTCAATCGGTTATTATGTTTAGCCCGTAAAATACTGTATAAAGTGAACAGTTTGCCATACTTTATTACAGCATCATTTACATCCTTAACATCATCTTCCCATTCTGGAAATGATACGCTATAACCTGTTTCTAATGCACGATCTATTAATGTCTGGCCTGCTATTCCTCGATCCGGGACTAATATAATTTCTCTATCAAGTGTATCAATCAATTGAACTTGATTATCGTTAAGTTCGTTTCCTAGAGAAGCGATGCCGTTAATGCATATTGCGTCTAGTGGGCCTTCTGTAAGTATGGCGAATTTAGCTTTTGGTTCTTGCAAGTCTACGCCATACACGTATCCCGGACTCGAATCCATTTTGTATTTGGGCGTAATGTTGTTGTCGACAGCTCTTGCCGTGTACCCAACAATATTATCCTGCCATGTAAACGGAATAACTATTCTTCTTCTCATATGGAAAAATCTTTGATTGCTCCAAAATACTTTGTTTAATGGCAAATGTCGTTGTGCAGCATATTCCTGAATTTCATCAGGGGCGTCTGGAATTACAAAGACCTCATTAGGCAATTCTTTTTTTGGAAAGTCTGGAACATATACCTCATCATATCCGTCATCTTCTAATTCAACAGAATCTTTAAGACGCAATGCTTCTAGTATCAATATTCGACAAACATTCTCGTCAATCCCAAGCCATTCAAGAAATTTTCTAAATGTGAAATTTATTGTTCTGCCCGGTCGCCAACTAGCTTTGAATTTACAATTAAAACACGAGTAACTTATTCGATGATTGTCAATAATAATCCCGGCTCGGCCACGTTTGTCAGCACCTTCACCACGATGATGGCAACAAACTGCATTAAATGAGATCCAGCCTGATGGAGTCTTTCTATGCTTAGGGAGATGTTCCAGTACTTTGTCAATTATCTGACTCATATATTATTATAACGCACTAGTCGAAGTAAAAGCAAAATCTTTTAAGGTCGATACACCACTTTACTGATTCCGTTACTGCTTCGTACAAATCTTACGGCTGCGAATACTCCGTTCCAGTTAACAACATCGTCATCAGTCTGGCTTGTATAAGTAACCGTCTTAATAGTATGGTAGTCATCGTCTTGAATGCCTTGTATTATCGGACTTAGGCTTGCTTGAATCATGAGAGTGCCAGTAAATGATGATCCAAATGAAACTTGTGCTGTATGTAATGCTGAATTTCTATTAACATTCATGTTGATATAATTTGTATTTCCTATATCACCAGCGCCAAAGTTCTCAGTAACGCTAGGCACAAAGGTAGGATAAACACCATCTACAACTTGCATAGTCCCGGCGGCGCCATAGTTATCATCAACATATCCCGGATTAATAACACCTTCTCCGTCGGTGACTTTGAAACTATATGTGTAATAATTCGCTGATAGATCAACTAAATCACTGTCAGTTAACCGAAGAGTAGCAGCGCCTGTAGTAGGATCTAGATCTATTAATGATTTCTGCAGATATGTGGTTCCGTTATCCTTATCAGTTAAAATAAAACTGATAGTTTTATCTAAAATACTGACCTTTTTCTGATCTCTATTTTTAAACTGTACACGAAGATCCTGATCAATGCCGCGATAAACCTTTATATTGGGCGTGTAAAACATGGTCATGGTATTTGATATCCTTGTATCGACTGTAATAACCTCTAGTATTTGATTGTATAAATAGGTAGTAAGAGTAGTCATATGAGTATTTATTAAACAAATGAACAAAGTATCAAACGAAGCATTCGAGAAATATCCTTTCCTTAGTCTAGTAGTCTACGGCGGAAATGAATATGTAGGGATCGTCCAGAACTATGACGATGCTATATTAAGCATGTACGATTTCGACAAACTTAGGAATGTAGACCAAAAAACAACATTCTTGTCATTAGGGGAGACTTGGTGGTGGGAATCTAATCGACAGATTCCAATTAACCTATTCCTAAAACATGATTGGACTCAGTTTGGGTTTACGCTAGTGAGCATGAACATTAAAGACTGTGAAATTGCTCATGGCCCGAAAGTTAGCATACAAGATCTAGCAAAGAAACGAACAAAAAGAAGAAACATACAACTCGTCAAAAAAATTAAATAGTTCTTAAAGAGGTCGAACGATCTCCGCATATGTTTGATTGCCACCATTCCAATCAAGTTCTCCGACGACTCTAGGCTCGTTCATTATTTGAATTTGACCCAAATTATGATTTTTTGCCTGCTCGCGGTCTGTAATATATCCAAAACAAAGAAGACAGAATATAGCTTCATCGAGAGTGTTAGCCGAAATTATGCGAAGTCCATGTACAGGGGTAAAAAAACTAAACGGCGATCTGCAAGAACCTAAATTATTCATCTTCATATATTCCATTTATTTCATGTACGGCGCCCGGCAATGTTAGTCTCCATTCGTTGCTCCATGTTAATTGCCCACGTAACCCTGGAAACAGCCTAAGTATTATATGATTATACCACGTTACCGCTCTAGCGACACGAGAAATATGATTTTGTTTTAGGATACATTTGTTGACTATAGCATAAAAGATCGCTTCTGCAGAACTACTTGCTATAAACATATACCTTCTTTTTCTACCTTTAGACGTTGTCGCATATACAAAATATACAACACGTTCTGCATTCATGTTAATAACCTCCAAGTGTGTTGCCTAGAGTCACGAACAACTATGCCTATCGCACTTCTGTTCTTATAATTATAGCCACATTCAGCCGCAATAAGTCTATTAACTGATGCCCATGTGTGGTTGTTTGGATAAGACATATTTCGAATATGTTCTCTGTTTCTTAGAGTCCCATACGCCATGACATAAAAAACTGCTTCATCGCGACTGTTTGCAATAACTCTTGTCCAGGTTGAAGTCCGTTTGTCGAATATTCGATAGACTCCTTTTACTTCAATTGCCTGCATAAACCCAATTACTTTCCTATAAATTCATTGATTGGTATAACGGTCCATTTAGTAGAGTCATAATAATGTATTACAACCCCGACCAACAGAGGATCATCTTGACGAGCAATTGAATCTATAGTTGGAAAAATGCTGGTATATTCAACGTCTCTTCTATTTGTAATATGCCCACATAATATTGCATAATACATAGCTTCAATATGACTATTTGTTAAATATAGGTGAGATCCAGTCCTACATGCAAAATAGTACACGCCTCTTTTATTCATTTATTTCTCTCCCGACGTAATGGGATAGTGCCTGGCGAGACGATGGCCCATCTATCATGATATGTTGGTCTTTTAACACTCTTTCTAACAAGCCGACCAACAGCATCAGGTGCCGGGTGTTGATCGAGTATTTGTTTGTGTATTCTTGTCCACGGAGTAAGATTTGGTCCAGAAGTTATATCCTCTATGTTTGGACTAGCTGTAATAAAATTACATACCAAGGCATAAAAAATTGCTTCGTCTTGGGTATATGCTAAGAATCTAGCTAGAGATCGATATCTATTGTGAAGTGCTGGTCTATAGATTGTGAATATTCTTTTATCCTTCATGAGTCTAATAACCTCCACTTCTTATGGATGCCATTAAAATATGATCCTATTATTCCAACGTTTTCTTTGCCTGGAATCATATCTAAAATATTTTCCGGCGTGATAACAGATCGGCTCCACCTGCGCGAACCGTTCAATACTGTAATATCAATAATCTCTTTTCTATTAGTAACACGCCCAGCTATCAACAAGTAAAAAATGGCTTCTTCTCTATTCCTGGCTATGACTCTGTGCCAAGTCCGTATTGATGGGCTGTAAGACCTACGAACAAGATATATCTTACGGTGTCTCATGTTTCAATGCCCATTTCGCTACGCCAATACTATTATACGCTAGATCTAATATTCCAACTCTTTCTTCTCCGGGAATATCCGTTGTAATATTTCCTATATTAGCAATGATATGATTAACACTTGAGTCTGCCCCTGTCGTAACAACTGATAGTTTTTCTCTATTTTTAATATAGCCATGTATTAATGCATAGAATATAGCTTCTCTTTTATGCCTAGCTAAAACTCTAAGACAATAAACAGATGGATTATTTATAATGTATAGTTTACGCTCAGTCATGTTTTTGTCGACCAATGGGCAAAAGATAAAAGTATACTTCTTCGTCCCCATCCTTAATTATGTCCTATATGCCATTCGTTGAATCGACTGTATGTCAGTGGACCAACATGATTCGGATTCGGATATTTGTCTGTAATCATTTCAATGAAGTCATAATTGTATATGCTTGCATCTATAATCGTATAAGGCTTTTTTATATAGCTAGAAGCCAAAGCATAGAACAAGGCTTCGTCTGGATGATTCGCTATAACAAAAGTCGAACACTGATTTCGATCTTTAATTATATATAGTAAACGGATATCTGTCATTGATTTATTTGCCATGTTCTAAATGTGTGATTTTCTGATGGCACGATATTCTATCGGCGTTACTAGTTCGCCATGCATGGTTCCTTGCTTAGATTTATGCCAATAAAAAACGGGCATTCCGACTCTAGAAATGTCAGATTTAATTGATTGATGAAGCCTCTCAAACATGATATGATCTAGCTTGCAAGATATAAGTTGTTTTTTATTGGTTATAAGCTTAGCCTGATATAACATAAAAACTGCTTCTTCTCGACTATTTGCAATCACGTAATGCTTTCTTGCTCCTCTATGAATCCGCCGAAGCCTGACCCTTGCCACATATTTATTAGTCATGCACTGTTTTCCCATCGCATCTTATTCTATAATTCTTCCTATCTTACTTGTATCTTGTGGATCGGCAATAAAGTAAGATAGGAACCTAAAGTCTGTGCCAGTTTTAAGCAGCCCAGCACATAACATGTAAAATATTGCTTGGTTTAGACTTTCTGCGATCACATAAACTGAATGCGGATCTGGGTTCGCCTTCGATTTCTGTCCGGTATCAGATGTCTATATATGCCTCGCATGAAACTACCATATTCCTGTCTATTATATAATTCATTATTGCATATACGAGGTTAGTTGTCAAGCCTATCTTCTACTTCTTCTAGAAGGTTAATGTGAACGGCGACCAATGCTGCGTAACTAATGCTATGGCTCTTTTTATAAAAATAACTACCATCTTCTGGATCTTGCCATACAGTTTCTGCAATTTCTTTCCATGGACGATGTTGCAGATGTTTCTTAGCCGGACGGATGACTGACAAAAACATAGCCATTCTAGGAATTGAATCTGGCTTCATGCTATGCAACAAAGAATGATAATTTCCAACATGAGACACTTGTTTACAAAACTCAGGATCTTGCCATAATCGTTGCCAATTAGGGTCTTTCTTCATGAGATTGTTTAGATGTGTCTCACTTCGTACATGTTGATAGATAGAGACATTTAACAAATCAAGTTTCATATATCCCAAATCTTCTGCCTTCTTGTAATCAAGTGTCGCAAGTCCGTCGTGTCCCGTTGGAACCTTTGAAAAATAAACGCCGGTGTTATGTGCGTTGCCATTTTGAAGCTTGGCACTAATGCCAGGTATATGACTGAGTATGCTGCTACGATCTGCAAAGTCTATATCAATGTCAAAATTTACTTTGGTCATATTAAATTCCTGCTTGTGTTAAAACGTCTTTAACCCATACCGTGTCTGCATCCAATGCCTTAAACAATTGTTGCCAATATGTTGGGTCGATAAATTCGAATATAAATGAAACTTGTTCTTCAGATAGATTCTCTAAAAATGTAATGCCAGATTGTGTATTATATATCACCCACGGAGATATTCGACCATTGGTAATATCGCGAACAATATGATTCGGACTAGCACACACCAAATAATGATTGAACGGTTTCTCTTTCTCAAGTCCCCATTTGTCCATTGTTAGGATACTTCTTTCGATTGCATCCTTTACATGTTCTTGTTTGATGTGTATCTTCAAGAAGTCTTCATAAGTTTGATCTTTGCACCAATGATCAAGTTTCTTGTTGTTCTTTATTAAGTAATCTATAAATCCTTTTGAGTTGATAGCTTTAATACCTAAAAGATGATTACCAAATTTTACAAAGGCTTTGTAATAAGGAGTTTTCGAAAACTCCTCGTATGACATAGGTTTGTTTCCAGACTGGGTTAATTCATAAAACCTAATCCAAGCATTAAACCCTATTCGTGTCCCCGGGAAATCTTTTTGTTGGTGCCGTCGCTTTGGTTCACACAGATGACTTAATAGGGTACTTTCTTTTCTGTATCCTTTATTACAGAATTTGCAGATAAAATCCTTGTCGGGTTCTATTCTTTCTGCAAGTGCATCCTGTATTATCTTTCCCAATTCTGAACTCATTTCTTTGTTTGGTCAATTCCATGTTCTGCCAACATACTGTTGATCTCTTTATCAGATAGCATTCCTGCCATTACTTCAAGGTCATCGATCTTATCAAACGGATACAATTTTTCTAATATCCTAACACGTTTCTCTAGTCCAGACTTGACCTTCTTTAACGGGCTAATCCAACTATGTCGTTGTGCACCCATGCCTGGCGAGATCGAACAGAGAGACTTCCATACTAGATCAGGGTGTTTTGCTATCTCAAAATAGCTCACGTTGATCTTTTGATTTGCAGCCATCAAATAATATTGGGCCAACATTCCATTTGCTTGTATTGAACTAATATAACGCGGAAGTAAGAATAATTTTACTTCTTTTTGTTCTTCTGTAGTCAATCTACTATAAAAACCGTAATCTTTATTGTCGATTGCTGCCAATACTCTATTAAGACCCACTGTCATCTATTATATCCTCTATGTATTTTAGCATGAATAAGTCTGCAGTTGCAAGATCAACAAACTCAATAGTTAGTATTCTATCATTTCCAAAGTATTGATTGCGGACTTCATCAATAACCTGTCCATATGTTTCACCTGCATCATCAAGTCCTCGTAAGAATAATAGGACAGAAGATAACACCTTATAGTTAAGAGCCTGTCGACTATATCCTTGTCGTTGCAATACTATTTCAAATTTCCGAAAGTCAATTTTTCTTATAAGATGACTATATTTGTCGGCTACCATGCTTTTGTAATATCAACAATCTCAGTTTGTCTATTAATCTCTTTTGCACAATATATGCATCGAGGTTTCTCGCCTACGTCTATCGGGATCGCTAGCATCTGTCCTTGTTTTAATTTAGGAAAGAACCATGTTACATCGTTATACAAATCAGCTATCTTCACGTCAAGGTAACTATCAGTAAAGCTAGACAATGGGTTGAATTCAAATGCTTTAAATCCTCTATCATTTAAGCTTGATAAATTTAACATCTCTAGGTCGCCAGCATCCGGCTCTCCTATTAGGATCTTCCAATCAATAGGCAATCGAATAATCTGGCCAGCAACATCTAACACAATAGCTGGTGAATTGAAACTTTCCAAGAAGATAAGTGGAATGAAGAAATAGTCTGGATTCTTTGGATCGCTGTTATCTAACACTGCAAAACGAAGATCCTCAACTTCGTCGGGCACCTCGTTCATTTCAAAACTTTCGTTCTCAAGTCTAAGTATTCTCATTCTTCACCTTCTCCTTTGTCATACATATCTAATACGAATTGATATTGTTCGTATGCCTCTTGTACTGTGGCATATTTTGCTCGAAGCCGGTCTTCTCGGCTCTTTGTTTGCACCTTATCGAGTAATTGTTTTGCAACATGAATGTCAAATGTTGTACGGTCCTCGCCTCGATGTTTCCGCCGTTCATCATAAGAATATTCGCGCATCGATTCAAACATATCATCTCTGTATTTCATAGAAAACAAAGCCTCCACAGGAACATATATGTTTACTGTTTCTATTGCATGAAGTGTTTGATTAGATTTATAGTCGTGCCTCGCTAACGGATCTAAACGATATTCAGAAGTCGATACATTCCTTGTTATATATCGGTATTTGCGTGGATTGCTATCGTCAATCGCCATTTGGTTCCTGTTGCAGAATGCCAGGATCTCTCTTTTTTCTGAGAGCGGCAAGTTACTTAAGGTAACAGTGTCTACGGTCATTTTATTTCCAATCTATTTTTTCTATGGTAAATTCGTAGTTTGCTTCTTTGTAGAATTTCTTTCTTGATGTTAGATGACGCTTCGAATATTTTGAATCACTAGTGACGTCCCAAATATTCACAAAGTCTTTATCGCCTCCTTTTCGCAATCCACGTCCGATGCTCTGTATAACACGAACGAAACTTTTCCCAGGTTCAATAAGGATAATATGATGCAAGTCCACAATGTTAATTCCTACTGCCGCCACACCGTACGTCGCAACAATTTTCTTATTGCGTACCCCTTTGAATTTCTCGTATTCTGCTAGCCGTGTTTTGTCTTTTGTGCTGCCATTAACAAATACAACATCTTGCAAGCTGTCGTCAGCTGATTGTAACTCATTCAAACAATCAACAAGGTGTTCTCCTGTTGCAATACGATCAACTAATATCAAAGTGTTCCCGACTGCGGAAATTTCTGATATCTTCTTAGCTATATGATCAAGTCTATCTGTGTTAGTAACTAGGTATTTGAGTTCTTCTGCATATGAATTGTATTTCACATGGTCTCGAAACTGTAATATGTTAATATGACAATCTGATAAGATCCCCATATCTTGCAATTCCTTTGCTTTAAGTTGATTTGTTACCGGACCAATACTGCATTCTATACTAACGCGGGCAAAATCTTCTTTAGGTATTGTTCCTGTAAATCCCCACCTCAATGGAATCTTTGCAAACGGCCCTGTTAACAACTGTTTTAGCGCGGCTGCTTTTGCAGCATGGGCCTCGTCAATTATTACAGTCACTACCCCATCGATAAATTCTTCCATAGGAATTAACGCTTCTTTATCTCGGGTCTTCTTCTGCAATAAGTTTAGACTCTGCCATGTACATATTGTATGCTGATGTCCAAATTCTTTTCGAGTTCCGTAGAATACGCCTACGTCTAGATCTAAATTAACATAATCTTCTTCAGTTTGCATAACCAATGATTTACTAGGTACAACAATGAGACTCCTGCCATATGCCTCAGTTAGCTTACTTAATGCAGCGGTAATAATTGTCTTACCAGCGCCCGTTGCGACCGATTGCAAGCTTTGTGGGTTTTCAAAGAATTCATTAATAACTTCGACTTGATAGTCTCGCAGTACAATTGGTTCGCCCGCATGTAAATGCCCAACTGGCCATGTTGATGTTGAGAAAACATTCGCGTCAATAGCAGGTAATGAGAAATCAACTTTGTAGTTGCGTTGATCGTCGACTTCTATTTCGTATTGAGAATTGATTAGGTCCGGAAGAATATCTGGCAATAGATTAATGAAGCTAGTTCCGCCAACTTGAAAAAATGAGACTTTGCCGTCCCATCGTCCTAATCGGACTGCTGGTGTATATCTTGCGCCAGGTATCTCAAATTGAAACTTGTTACTTAGTTGTTTCCTTGTTACTAAGTCTAGTCCTTCTATTTTACAGTTAACTTCGTCTTTGATATGGATAATTGCTTTTTTTGTCATATAACTCTAAGTATTTAAGATGTCTCTTTAAGTAAAGAAACATGTATTACTTGTATTATACAACAGAAAAAGGTCACAGAGCAAATTGCGCTGTGACCTTTTCATGAATTAATGTAGTTAGGTGGTAATTTCTACCTTTGTTATTTGTCTCTGGTTAGGTACTTATTGAACTCGGCTATGTTTTCGATTGAGACATATACATGGTCAACAGTTTCATCGTTTTGCATCACACCTAGAATCTTCTTGGCCGAGCGTACCCCAGAATTATATCTTAAAGCACCGTACTTCATAGATGATTTACCTAGAGGCTTTCCGAAAAAGAATCGAACCAAAAGAGATTCTTTATAATATGCTTCGAGGTCTTCTCGATCCTTCTCTTTGTATGCTACTAGATCCTCTTCGTACTGTGCCTTTACTCGGTTGCAAAGATCAATAATCTCAGGCCGTGGAATTTTTACATATCCAATATTCATATTTTCACCTTAAATAAGTGTCCCAGGCATCAAGGACATAAATCGGAACTTCAGTGTGGCCGGTGAATTTGAAATGAGCGTGCAAGCGTATATTTTTCTACCACTTTCTCACAAAGCTTGGCTACATCAGCATAATTCATACTTACGGTATTCATGTTATCGTGTCCTTTTACAAACGGTCATATCGGCCATCCGCTGCCAATTTCCCGGGTTAATAGCAGCCAATTGTGCAATCTTGACCGCGCAACGAATGCTCATCTCGCGCAAGTCGTCCTTCCGATCTCCCATGTAGTCCAGGATTTCCTGCTGCTGGTCGTCGTTTATCTTAAAGCCGGAGAACAATTCACCAGTCCCCGCGACTTGCTTAATACGCAGGTGCTTGTCGCGCATCGTGTCAAGCGTCAAGTCAACGTAATGACACCGCGACTGCAATGCTGCAAGGTGTGCCCGCAAATTAGCACTACGGATTCGATCAAAATTGATATTAGTAATGAAGCAAACACCGCCCTCAAACTCAAATGACGTCGGAGTATCACCTAGTGCGGTGCTGTTCGAAGCCCAATTGACCGTCCGTCGGTCGCTAGTGTCGAGTGCAGCCTTTAGCAAATTAATCGACCGATCGTCAAGCAACACGCTATCACAATCATCAAACAACATGATCTGGCCTTGGGCTCGATGAGCATATAGCATCTTGTAAAGTTCGACTGGTGACACATGTCCCTTAACTTCTTGGAACGACGAGCCGCGGCCGCCAATTGCGCCCATGTCAGTTTCCTTAAGGGCCTGATGAGCTCCATGGCTCTTGCCGACGCCAGGCGGACCAACAACAATCATACCAGTGATCAAGGATTGACCGAGCGCATGGACAACGTCGCGATAGAGGTCAAAACGTTCGCCAATCTCTTTCATGCGTTCTTCTTCGGGCTTCGAGTCGTTATCGAAGCGTTCAGGTACCACTGTATCATTAACAGCGTCGTTTGAGTCGACGGTTGGCATCAGTTCAAATACCTGTTCCGGGCCAGTGACCTTTACGCGGATCTTGGAATAGTTATGCTCAATTGGCCAATCGTTAGCCAGTGCATATCCTCTGCCATCAACCGTGACATAGTTTCCTTTGGCGCCTTCTTTGAGGCTCTGTACCAAAGGAAAGGTTGAGTTCGTGATTTCAAAATTACGATATGTACCACACATAATCATAACATCCATGTCGCGTCTCTCCTGTTTGTTTGCAATGTCCAGCATTATAGCAATACTAGATGAAGACGTATAGTGATTAATTTAGAAATCACACAATATTATGATTAATTATATTTCAATACAAAATACGCATGTTCTGAACTACTGGAACCATGTTTATTAATGATTCTTTGTTCAACCTCTTCTTTAGAAACATGTACTCCAAGAAGAAACCAGATTTTTGTGCCGTCGACTTTAGTAATTGCGGGGCCGTCTGATCGATGCAACACCCCGAATTTCATCCATGCATCACCCGCAGGAGATATATATGCTGGTCCATTCCAACGGTGTATTAATCCAAATATTGACCATATTTTTACACCTTGTTCTTCATTTAGAAAAGAGGCGCCGTTATTACCATTATTAATCGCAAAGACAGTCCTATAGTCACAGGTACCATCATGGCCGATTCTGGTTGGACTTCCTCGGCCTGCACTTCTCGTCTTGAATCCAAATGTTCGCCAGGTCTGATCTCCTTTTTTATTAACATAAGGAGACTTTCCTATAAGTTTGAATAAAAAAGACATCAATTATTTTCTATATCTTTCAATAAAATTTCAATTCCATTAATTGTTGAATTTAGATGAGACAGTGCTATGTTTAGGATTATATCGACTGATGGTCCGCGACCAGAAATTATTGATTGCCGTGCCACATCAATTGCATCAATCCCATGACCACTAATTGCCTGCAGCTCTATTAATCGAGCAACATATTCTCGTTCTTGATCAGTCATTATCTTTCCTAACCTATTAAAATAATCTATGGAAAAATGGTGCGGGCGGAGGGACTCGAACCCCCAAGAGCTCACGCTCAACAGATTTTAAGTCTGCCGTGTAGACCTATTCCACCACGCCCGCATACCTTTTTAATTAACTTCTTCATTCTCTTAGTTAATGCTTGTTGTATATTACTAGAATTGCCATAAGCTGTCAACATCTTAATTGTTAGTGTCTTCGATAGATTCCAACACGCGACGTGCTATGTGTCTGTTAAATACTTTCTGCTCTGGACTACAGCATTGCCATGCTCGCTCTAAATCGAATCCATTAGGATGCGTATGACCAGACTCTGGGTACTGGTCATACGCGGCCCAATATGCGGCTTTTGCAGCCTGTTCTATTTGTTGATCAGTTATCATTGTATGTTGATCGGAGCATGCCAATCACCTAGATAATCGACCCAAGCCTTATCCGGAACACTGATTGGGAACTTCTTTCTTTCTGCTAGCAATTCCCAGTAAGTCGGAACATAAACCTTAACCTTAGGTTTCCAGATACCTGATGCAGTTTGCGAACCTTTTCGTTGATTACACGAGCCGCAGCTTGAAACTGTATTGTCCCACGTTAGCGTACCACCTCGCACCTTTGGACGAACATGATCATATGTAAGTTCAGAGAGTGTAATTGGTCGCTCACAATATGCACAGAGACCATGGTCTCGATAATACAGACTTTCCTTACGCAGTGTCACCGTTTCTTTGATCTTCATTCCGGTGTTTCTTGCAATAATACTCGGCCATCTCATCTCAAGTGTAGGAGTCTTAATCATTCGATCATACTCTGCTACAACATAACAGGTCTCTCCAACAATTCTGGTCACTGCATCTTCTGCAGGGATTGAATGAAGTGGAAATACTGATATTGGCATATAATTTGCATTTAGGACTAGTGTTCTCAACCCGGTACTCATTTTTTTCTCCTAGCTCACGGTTTTCTCCTGGTTATTTTTATTTATTGTATCAACCTTATTGTTAATGTTCGTAATTATAGCATAGATTCACAGATATGCAAACGAAAATGTTGTTAAGATATTAAAAGAGTACACAACATATTTCTAGTTAGTTGTGTACTCTTTTCAACGTATGATTTTGTTAATCTACTATAAACTCGGCGTTGATTTTTGTAATGTCATATGGGGTAATATCGCCATCCCATGCAAAAACAGTATCTGCTTCTTCTCGAGTCTCAACTAATTGGCCACGTGCCTGTGCATGAACCATAAACAAGTCGTGCAGTGCTAGCTTATTATCGCGAGCTAGGAAGAATTCTAACTTCTCCTGCAGGTTAGCAGCATGAGTCTCGGTTGCTGCTGACACCCATTTCATCATCAGTGCGGACATCAACTATAACTCCGTTGAGTTTAGAAACTGCCCATTTCATTGTTAGATGATTCATCTTATAGTCGCCTTTGTTGGTTAGTGCAGGAAAGTTAAAAAGTTAATTACGTTCAAAAATGTTAAGAAGGAAACTCTTTTATGGCCTGCGTTGTTAGTGTAGGTAAGTTATAAAACTGTTTAAAACGGGGTTGTAGCCCGTGCTCGATTCTAGAAGGAAGTTTTATTATGGCCTACGTGTAATGTACGATATTCTTTATTTGCTGTCAACAACAAATTGGCGTCTTTCTGCCTTCTGTTAGTCAACTCTGCTAGACATAATGAGGTTATTTATCTCATTCTCAACCTGTCGCAGTTCGTGCAGGATATTCTCGGTATTATCTGCTGCATTTGCTAATTGTTTACGGAGAGATTCTATCTCTTCAACTGCGGATTTAAAAAGAGCTTCGTGTGAATAAATCTTTTGTACGTCATCACCAATTTGTGATTTCATTTTCTCAACGATGTCATCCATTTTTATTTCCACCTTGTAAAAATTCAAAGTATACAGTGAGATTACCTGTAAATAACGAGAGCCTTTAGACCGTACCCAAATCCTTGCGAGATTAGTTAATCTGTTATCCACTAAGCGCATATTATTGTTACCTAGTATCCCTCAATGCTGCCTTAGTTAAAGTCTGGCGTGTCACTTGTCGTATAACGTTATTCGTCTCTCTATCATTCGTCTGTCTTTTATAACAGTTAGGCTTCGCTAAAAGCTTACGAGATCTGTCAAAACAAACACTATCAGCTTGCGGCCTTTAGTGCAGTTGATTCTCCTAAGAGTCAACTATTAAGCATCTTTCGCGTTACACCGAGGTAGTCTTTGCTTTTATCAATAATAGGAATTGAACCTATGTACGACTGAACCTAAATCAGTTGCCCAAACCAACGTGGGCAATATTGCAACCATACCATAACGTGCTACCTCTGTCGCAACATATCTTGTTAGATACATCATACAACACGTCACCTGTCTTTCGTCTTGCGGACTAATCAACCTTTCTTCACGATTCTGGATTTATCCTTCCTCGTTTGAAATGATACTTTGCCTTTTCTTGCGACAGATCAGACTCATATCTACTCATTAAGTTTTAGCATTCTGTGTCTAGCATGTAATTGACTAGGTTTGCGGCCTATTTAACCTCACCGATTGGCTCTGGTCACTATCCTTTCGGATCATTTACTACACTTTACTGCCTACTGCTATTCTACTAACAGGATATTACTACGGACGTAAATCCGGCAATACCTACCTTGAGCTTGTATAGATGAACCATTTCTGGCGCTGGGTTGTATGGAAATCACCAGCTTTGGGTCAGTCACCTAACTTATTCTATTGACGCTATACCGCCAATTCTTATATTTCCTTATTCCTTTGTTAGCAAGCTCGCCTTGTTTGTTTGCTCACTGTTTCATTAGTATATGATAACTTAGCTTGCAGGTCAATTACTTTCTTTGAAAAGTTAATTTTTTCTCAGGTAGCAAATTTCAATGTTGCAAGAAAATGGTCATCAGTATTTCTAAAAATAATTCCGGTCGGAACAAACATATACTCGCCGCCACAATTCTCCATCAACCAATTTAAGATCATGGCTGCTTTTTCCGGTGATTGCAGCATTATCCGTTCCATCTTCACTAAATGGCTTCCTTTTGGAAATTCATCATTTAGGTCTGAAATCATCCAATCCATGGATTGATACAACTGGTTGATGAATTCACGCTGTAATACAATGTTCGTCGGGTCATTCATTTTATACTTCTCTTGTAAATGGAGCAGATAGTGAGAATCGAACTCACCTCCTTTGATTGGCAACCAAAAATAATACCAATATACTATATCTGCATGTTAATTAACGTTAGAGGAACCAGCTGGCAATGCTATCGAGAATGGTTTTCTTAGGTTGATCAAATGGATCCACTTTCTTCTTAGGCTTAGGTAGGGCCACTTTCATCTTCGGCGGAGTCGGTGTCTTCTTAGGCGGAGCCGGGCGATCTACGGAGATGTATTCGCTAATCTTGTCGAATAAGTATTCTTCTGCATGGTCTGATCCATGCAGCTCGACTCGCAAGGCATCCTCGCCGTCGAACACTTCAGGATCATTGATAACTTCATATTGTAACAGGCTAATATCACTAGGATGGTTAGCTATATACTGCAAAAGCCAAAAATGTATTTGTACCGAGTCTTGGTTTTGCAATCGTGTATTTAGATAGAACCCATACCTGTTAGTTAATGTATTCATCTTGTTTGGACGATACAATATCTTTTGGTTACCCTTGTCTTGAAATAACGCATCTTTTATTTTTACGTCTCGGTCACGGGCATATTGCTTTGCCTCTGCTACAGTATGCAGAATCATATCCGGATCAGTCTCGTCAAAGATGTCGAGCATCAAATTTTTAAATCGAGTATCCATTTGTCTAATTTACTATCTTGTATGGTCCGCGTCAAGCTTAAATTTTAATTGATATGAGGTCAAAGATATGACTCGTTTTGGTAAACGTAACTGCAAATCGCGATGCCTTAAACGAAAGTCGTATTAAATCTAACTTAGCGTCATTTAGATATCTAGGCACAGAAAATTCGCTAATGTTATTCCTTTCGCAGTGCATATGATAATACAATCCTTTGGCCAATAAAAATTCTACTGGGCTGCTGGAAAAATGATAGATTGTTGACTTATTGTCTTGTCGTCCAAAATCTATAACTTCATCCGGGGCGACGCTAAAATCAAATGATTCAACAGCGACATCAAGCTGTCGCACATACTCCTGTAAATAACTCATGCGTTACCTTTATACCTGTAATTGGTGAGAAACCTCGGACTCGAACCGAGAAACTCGATATTTTGAGTATCGAAGGTATACCAATTCCCGTCAGTCTCTCTTTCTAAACATTGAAAGGTTATATTCGTTACCGTTTATTTCTACTAATTTTCGCATCTTACTTATCTCAAAAACTGGCCTGCTCGGTAGGATTCGAACCTACGACCTAGTGCTTAGAAGGCACTTGCTCTGTCCAGCTGAGCTACGAGCAGATAATTTTAATGTTCGGTCCGGCCATCCGGATCATGCCTTTTCAAAAATGATCCAATCGGGTCATCTACATAGTTATCAGTAGCTTCCTCGTCTTCATCTCGAAAAATTCCATGGGCTTCGGCCTCTTCATCAGTCAATCGTTCTGACTTAGATAGCAAGTCGGCCATGTCATCAACAGAATCAAAAAACTCACCAATTTGATCAATTAATTCCTGTTTTTCAGCTTCGGTCATATCAGTTTCATTAATTGACTGAAAGAAACTATCTGCAAAGATGATTGCAGGGACGTCACTGTTGTTGTCGTTGTTGTCGTCATCGTTGTCGCTGTTATCATTGTCGTTCATTGTCATGCTCCTGTGGTGCCGCTACTAGGAATCGAACCTAGGAATCATCTTTACCAAAGATGTATGTTACCATTATCATCATAGCGGCTCTTGTTACGTGCCTAGATTATAGCATATAAACCTTGCTAATTGCAAGACTTTAATTAAGCTTGGTCCCGGCAGTTGGACTTGAACCAACTAAAAGACCCACCTTATGAGAGTGGCGCGTGAACCAGTTTCGCCTCACCGGGTTGTATTGCAGTAAGACCTTGCTTACCATTCTAGTTTATCACAGGTTAGATCTGGCCTTAACAAATAATGTTTCCTAGCCTTGTAAATAGAACATATAGCACGATATTCATTTGGTTTAAAACAATATGCATAAGGATATCCGCTCTTATAATAGTAATAATCATAATCATCAAAATTATAATCTTCAGTTTTAGGCAGCTCTTGCCTTAACACATAACGTGTAAAAGAGGATCCCTGAAGGGCTAGTGCAAATGCTGTTGCAAACTCTAACGGTACTATATATCGTATCTTTGTTTCTTGAATATTCTCGCCTTATTCTCTTAGGTCCTCTAGTTGCTTGTCATACTGTTTCTTGCGTTCTTGTATTCTAGCTAACTGGTCTCTAAGAAGACGACGATGTTCTGGCGTAAGGTTAAGTTGTGTTAACTTTTCACGAATATCCAATTCTTCTTTGCCCAGCAAATAGTTTCGTTGGCCGATATAATCTTCTGATATCGTGATTAACGGCGTTAAATCATTGCTTAATACTACAGAAGGAAATCCTAATGATGTCCATCCTGCAATAATAGCTGCCGTAATACTTAGTGTGCTTGTTCCTATGCCTATCAAGATTGCGTACCTTTTTATAAAACTTCTTTGTGGTGTACTCTGTGCCATGTTAGTATTTATGTTTACTTAATGATGAAGTTACACTCAGATAGCTCTTCCCGAAGAAGTTTATCATCGGGGATCGTCTGAGGTATTCCGTACATTACATTTTGAATCACTCGTCTAGCAATTACTAAAGTCGAATCACCTAATCTCGACAGCGCAGATTCTGCAGCATGTTGATTTGGATTTTCAGTGTATCCATATATAATCATCTTTAACCTCCTTTCTTGTTAATGGTGCGCTCTGGAGGACTCAAACCTCCGACCTACGGATTAGGAATCCATCGCTCTATTCAGCTGAGCTAAGAGCGCGATAATTGTTTTTGGTGCCCCCGGGAAAAGTCGAATTTCCGTAAGCCGGCTTCGTAGACCAGCCACCAGATCCGCTGGCGAGGGCATATTAATTGGGGGCTTGTTCTCCAAACAAGAACAGCCCAAGTATAAGACATAGGAACAGTAATAGTCCTAGGCTTGTGTAAAACTCAAAATCAAATTTCATTTTCTGATTCCAAAAGTGGAGCCCCCGGAGGGATTCGAACCCCAACCCGCAGATTCGAAATCTGCTACTCTATCCAGTTGAGCTACGAAGGCATTGTTGTTGTTTAATGTCGAGAACGATTGATAAGTTTTACACGGCCACACACTTTACATTTTTGTTTCCATGAAGACTTCCGGGCAACCGGAAACGAACTTGGATTCTCATACACATCAGCTTCGATCTTGTCGTAATCATCACCGAGTTCGTGTACACCTAAAAAGCACCAAAATTTTGTCATCTCTACCTCTAATCCTGTTCTTAGTAATTAGCAAAGGTGGTAGGATTCGAACCTACGACCTATAAAACAATTGGCGAGGAAACAAGGAGTCAAACCTTGGCCTTCAGTTTTGGAGACTGACGTGCTATCGTAACACTTTTTCCACATAATCCCAAGATAACTGTTTTTTATTCAGCAATAATATATTAACTTCATGTTGCTCAGTCACCCATTCAATTTTTTGTTTATCTAGTTGTCTAACATAATCATTTTTTGGATCAAGATAAACATCGTAATCCATTAAATAAAAATCTGGATAATATCTTCTTTTTTGATTAGCGTCATCACAATATATAAGAGGTTCTGGTCTTATCCATTTTATATTATTTTTATCTAAATCAATAGCAAGTTCTAATTCCCACGAAGATTCTAATAAATATCCGTTATAATGAGTTCTTTTAGATGCTGTATACCTATTTTTCATTTTTGTTGACATTATTTCAGATAATTTTTCTTTAGTTTCTTTCGAATGTTTTGATCCTTTTTTAAAACCTTTTTGTTTTTGTTTGCCTTTTTGAGACATTGATTGTTTCTTAACTCGCTCATCGGTGGCTGCTGTGAGTCCTTTGTTCCACGCAGTTTTCCCCGTCATTCCGTTTTTATATTTTCTATTAAGATTGCTCGGACAAGATCTTTCATGATTTTTATAGCTATTATTATTTTTACATTCTTTATTACAATATTGACAAATAAGCATTTTATCTCCTATGCTTATTTATCTTTTTCGTGTCAACACCGCTGCTCTGGCCTCTGAGCTACACCGATATGTTTGTTAGTTTGTTAGTATAGTACGTCTTCATAGTCTATGTCAACCGTATTTTTCTCCGGCTTCCAATTTGATTGTGTATGACGAAGTGCTAAAAATTTTTCATGCTTTTCTACAACGCCCACCGGAGAACAAAGATGCTCTCGATTTGCCTTTACAAAGACTATATGATTCAATCCGTATTCTGCGCCGGCCGCGAGCACCGTATGTGCTACCTTACTAACTGTCTATTGAACTTGGTCTACATAGACAGTGCCAATTGCACCGGCTTCTGCAAATGATTCTATAGTTGCAACCACCACTGGATCTAGTTTATTACATTTCTCGAGGTACAAAATAAGATCTTCTCGCGACTGGAAATTCCCAATACATCTTCCGTTCTTATCATGCAATTGGTTAGCAGCAAGAACCTCATCAATAAAACCTTCTAGTCCTAACAACGAATAGTCATTACCTCGATAGGAATATTCATTCGCGTCGACCATATATTCGAACCTAGTCGGATGGCCATCCTTGGCCGCCTCGACCAATGTCATAAAGATCGCCATGTCAAACTTGTTCATACCACGTACACCTCTGTGTAGTTAGAAATGGTGCTGGAGACAGGATTCGAACCTGCGGGAGGATTGCCCTAACGGATTACAAAACCGCTGCCGTCGACCACTTGGCTACTCCAGCTAATTACTAAAACAAGTATAGCATCGTGTGATGCTTAGTCAATCATTCTTTCGAGTTTTCTAAATTTCATGTCCCATTCCTCTAGATTATTTAAGGTCTGTAACATGACTTGATGGCTGTAATCTTCAATTTTATTCAATACATCAATTCTAGAAACCGATTCTTTTACAGGTTTCTTTTCTTTGGGCGCAAGTAATTTGGGCGAAACTACAAACGAAGATACCTTAGTAAAAGACTCTTGGATCTTTATCAATTCTTCTTCGGTTATTCCGGTTAATTCTTCAAGTTTCTCAATGTAACCTTCTGCATTGAACTCTGTTCTTGTTCGAGTTTCCCGTTTTCCCACTTTAAAAACTAATGACACAGTGTCAATTACACGAGTATAGACTTCGTCCGCGGCATCAAATATGTCGTCAACTGCATCTTTGGTGTCCTCTGATAATAGCAATTGTTCCTTGGCCAACATATCCTTGATTCGTTTAACTCTAGCAAATCTTCTACCAAGTGCTGTAAACTTAGCAGAACGGTGGCCTTTTAGAAATGCGGTTACAGAATCAATTACATCTGGTTCTGACTTCTTTTTTGGTTTCGCTACGTATGAAACGTCTGCGTCGTTCTTAATTCTTGGCATTTTGATATACTCCTATATATAAGAATATTTATCAAATTGTAAATTGGATGCCCCTCTAGGACTCGAACCTAGACATACCTGACTCAAAATCAGGCGCCCTACCATTAGGCGAAGGGGCATTAAATTTACAATTTGGCTGTCTCGCCAGGACTCGAACCTGGATCTCATGATTCAGAGTCACGCGATCTACCGATTAATCTACAAGACAAAAGATGGTAAACGGGGAGGGAATTGAACCCTCGTCTGGGCGGTTTAAAAGACCGCTGGTATAGCCACCACTACCGACCCGTCCAAAATCTAAATATTATTGGTCTTCGACTTTCATGCAGTTCGACCAGGTTACTGTTTTGTCAGTTGATACAGCAAGAGTCTCACGAAAGTTCTTTCGAAATTGCTTGCAATATTCTATTGTGGAAAACGTCCCGTTTGAGACTACTGCAATATCGCCTGGATTTCCTTCATTCCTCAATTTATAATCAATACGCGAATGATCCCCGGAATCTAAAGATTCATGATTCGAAGGATTGATCAATGTTGGGGTCGTCGTCGGAAGGTCCGTTGTTGCTGTGCCGGCCAAAATGACCAATAGATAAAATAGCATGTTATTTAACTTTCTTTTTGTTCTTTTTTATAATAGGATTCTGTACTTCGTGTACCGTCCTAAGTGTTTTGAATTGCATCGAAACTTGAATACGAACATCCTCTGGAGTTAGGTTATACACCCAAGCAATCGTGTCAAGGCCTTGAAAAGTAGCAAAATCTTTGTCGCCTTCGAGATACTTGCGCATCATGTCTTCAGCAAGGATACCAGCAACCTCTACAAAGCGTTTCATGTTTTACCCTTCCAAGTTGTTATTACTTATATAGTACAACATCGTAGTAGGCAAAGCAAGAAATTAATTCATAATTGGTATGTCGAGATCATATACTTCAACCCCATCACCGAGGAATTTCTCAAGGCGTTTCATATTTCGATCTCTAGAGGCTGCGGTATTGTATGCTTTACATTTAGTGTAAAAAACAGACCAATGCTCGCGATCACCGTTACAAGATGAGTCTGCCCAATAAAGCAAATAGGCCTTCTTCATAGTTATCTTCTTTCGTGAATTGGTGAACAGGGAGGGAATTGAACCCTCGTCTCGGCGGTTTAAGAGACCGCTGGTATAGCCACCACTACCGTCCTGTCCATATAATTAATGTTTGTTAGTCTGTAAACTTACAGTAGCCACTTAATAACATCATGCCAATAAGTGCCTTTAGAGCTAGAATTCATCCATTCTTCAAACGTTTCTTCATCAATATTAGGAAGAATGTACGTCCGTTTACCTTTGATAGTTTTCATGTAAACTTCTTCATCTTCTGCGTTATAGTCTAGACTCTTAATCCAAGAACTAATAACAGAAGCTTCTGTTAACATATCAAACATATCACGCGTGGCAATGACAAAATTACTCTTGTCGAATTCATCTAATCTCATACAGCTATTTATCAACTATAGCTATTTTGATTTGTCCGCAGGTTAACAATGTTCTCAAGCGAATACGTGCGGATCACAACCTGTGTATCCTGCAGCCCACCCTGTCCAGTAACAGCCGTCTTGCCCGGAAATCCTTCGATCTGGGTCTGTTTGATAGCTTCGCCATCGAGCCGATATGTCGTCTTGCCGGCCTTAACGCTGATCACCTCAAGGTACTGTTTGTCGTTGTGTTCAACAAACGGAGTACCTGCAATCCGATTCCCCCAAACGCGCTGGCCGAGGGTAAAGTTATCATCGGGCATGCCTGCATCCCGCAACCGGCGCTTAACCATGTTTTCGTAAGCGTTCGATTCCTTGTTCGCAAAGCACATAACAACGGCACCTTCTGTATGCTTGGTGACGCGGCCCTTCATAGGATTCTTCTTGCCTCCGGTCAAAGATACTACAGTCTTTGTATCCATTCCGACAAACGTTCCGCCGACAAGCCCCTTAAACACTTCCTGTGCAGTTTCATAATTCATCGCTTGTGCCATCCTTCTTGCTAATTGAAGTACAGTATACTAACGTTTTTCGGTAACGTCAAGTGGTTTATTTTTCGCGTTCAAGCTTATCAAGAATCATATCAATCGGCGTCTCAAATCCTGTGACCTCTTTAAGGTCTCGTTCGATGTCTTTGAGAAATTCTCGCATCGCCACACCAGTAAACGAAGTTAGACCGCCGGAGGCGGTAATACGTGCCTTCATAATTGCATCCAACAAGACTGCAACTTCTGATTCAAGAGCTACGATTCGATTAGCAGCTTCGTGTTGAATAGGCGGCGCTTCGAATTGTCGAAATCCAAATTCTGGTTTACTATTTTGAACATGAGGACCTATTGCATAACTGCCACGCAGTCGATCGGTCAATGTAGCTTCTCGTTCGGATTCTTCACTCATGACGTTATCCATTCCTTAATTGTTGGTACGGGCGGAGGGACTCGAACCCCCACACCATAAGATACTAACACCTAAAATTAGCGCGTCTACCAATTCCGCCACGCCCGCACATTACTTAAACACCATTCGAATTGAGCCACTTTCCGTCCTTCGTCAAATACTTCACATCACTCTCTGTTTCGCGATAATGAGTTTCTGTCACCAAGGTAAACTTTTTCTCAATATCGTCATCTGTATAGAACTTCTTCCTGGGTCGTATCTTCGTCGAATGTCGGTAACCGACCACTTGGGTACTATCATATCGCGTTTTTACAAAGTAATAAAGCAACTGATTCTTATTTGATCGATAAATCTTCATCGTGATGATCCTTTCTTGTTACTCCATTATAGTAACATCTTATAAGAAAATCACAAGCATATAATTTATCTTATTTTAGAATTTGGAGTTTAGGGCCAGATTCAAACTGACATAAATGGGGTTGCAACCCACCGCGTAATCATTCCGCCACCTAAACAAATAGTTATTTGTCCTCGCCAAGGAGTTCTTTTTCTAGAATCTCCGATGCTGCTCTTACAGATTCTTCTAATTCTTTAACAATCGATTCGTCAATTTCTGCAGAGATACGAGTCTTGTTATGCAATTCTACAACACCGGGTCCTTCGAGTTCATGCCATGCTCCATGAGCGCGGAAATTCCACTCCCAATCCATTTCTCCTACCAATCGAGGCGCAACACGTTGACCGTGTACTGTCCTGCTAGCAACAAATTCAATGTCTTCTGAAATGCTATTTGTGCTGTAATCTATGATCTTCATTTTTAACGATTCCTATGGTTCCTGGGGGTATGACATTATTAATGTCAGAGCCTTCGAGTGATATCTCGACCTAGTCTCCGTGTGCGACTTTCTTTCGTCGTCGCCGATTTCGTGCAATAGCGGCTGATCTAGGGTCTTGTTTGATTTTAGCAGTCTTTATTAAAGTTGCCTCAAAGACCGAAATCTTCGCATTTCTTTTCGCATTTGTTGACTCGTTAATAGATTTCTTAATCGCTTTGATTTCAAGGTCAATTTCGGTACGAGTTTCCTTCGTTTCCTCATGCGTATAATCTTCTGTAGCGCCATCAAAATATGTTACCTTCAATAAAAATATTATCGCCTTTCTTATAAAAATTGAGGCATTCCACCTCATAGTAGGGTTTGGACCGTTCAAATCTGGCCGGGATTTCCTGTCGCCTCGCGGCACAACTATATTTCAATGCTCACAGGTATTGCTCTATATAGAAGCTTATTTTTCCACCTAACTATTGGATACGTATCTTGACCTACTTGTTGCTGATGCCGCGGTTCAAAGCCGCGGCCCCCAATGCAGGGGTTGTTGGTTATAAGCTGGGATTCGGGTACGTTATCCTCAATTCATATTCTATTAAAAATTTGGTCCCCCGGGTCGGACTTGAACCGACAACCTATGATTTATGAGATCATTGCTCTAACCAATTGAGCTACCGGGGATTATTGTTATTCTGTATCTCTTTAATGCCTTCTTCTTTAACTATAACAAGCTTCAATGAGAATTGCAACCACTTCTGACGATCTCTTTCCGTTTCATATCCTTTACTTTGACATACAGATCTTCATTCAGGGAGGTCGAGTACTATCTTAGCATCATCTTCTTCTTGAAAAGCCAGGATCTTCTTTCGCATCGCCTGCTCGGCATGATAATCAGCTGCCACCTGCTGGCGCTCTGTTTCGGTGAGTTGGTTATACCGACGAGTTTCATTAAACCGATTTTCTGTATAAAACGCTTCGTAATCCTGTTGCTTACTCATATGTTCGTCCCTCTGTCATGATAGTAAATCTGTTCTTAATGCCTTGTTCTGCAGCTTCTTCATTGCCCCTGGTTGCCCTAAATTGCTAAGATTATAATAACAAGATTGAGTCTTAGTGTCAACCAGTTATCAATCCCAATTCCAAACGTGCCCTAGGTATTTCTTCTCGTAGGACACAAAATCGTAATCTTCTATGTCTGCAAGCTGTTTTAACGCGGCTACACCGTGCTGCTCGTCTTTCCGACGCGCGCACCGCGTCTCTTCTTTAAGGTTCTTCTTGTACAGCCTCTCGCGAAAGGAATCGCTGTGGTATTCCCAGCCAGGCATTTCTGTTCGCCAACGGCGATTGAATCCAGACGCCGTCCGGTTAGCGTTTACACGCCTGTAAGTTCTGCTCATTTTTATCTCCTAAGGTTAAATTCCCTAAAAGATATCATATTCCATGTAATGTCGCATAACTACTCTTTCTTGTTTTGGAGCGGGTAGGGAGAGTCGAACTCCGCCCTTTCGGATCAGATTGGAAATCTGGTGCACGCCCCTTATGCAACTACCCGCAATTTGTTATTGTTTCGATGTCTGTATAATAACAGATCTTATAGTTCTGTCAACTAATTTGTTTATTTAATCGACCTTATGATTCAGGATCTGTATTCATCACATCCTGATCAAGCTTCTGCCAGCTTTCGCCGGTGGCCATCACGCAGGACACTCCGTTCGGCTGGGTGAGGATGATGCTCCAGGTCCTGCCTTCCTCACTGGTCAGCACTTCAATAAGGGAGCCGTTTACCGCGAGCCCTATTGATGTAGGGGATTCTCCGTATCTAGTGCCTAATTGGGATAGAAGTTCTGTGCGTTCCTTGCAAAGCCTTTTTGCTGTTGCAGGCGTTGCGGCCGTTAGTGTGAAAATAGTCGTTGCTGCAATCAATCCTGTGAGTCTCTTAATCATAACTGTTAACTCCTTAAAAAGTTGTGCGTTTCAACTATTTATACAGTAACAGAATGATAAAGAGAAATCAAGTATATAATTGGTACCCGAGGAGAATTTCGCAATCCCAACCCTCTGCGTGTTAAGCAGATGCTCTCCTTTTGAGCTACTCGGGCATATATGGTAAAGATTTAGGTTACTACACCTAAATCTCAAATTGGTCTCCCGACGGGGATTCGAACCCCGTTCCATAGATTGAAAATCTGCGTGTCCTTCCAGTAGACGACCGGGAGTTAATAGTTGGTGGAGGCAATCAGAATCGAACTGATCAGGCTATCTCCGTGCAAGGGAAATCCGGGTACCCAAGCCCTGCCCCCAATTATTATATTAGGTATCACTTTTTACAAATTTTGCAGAAACTGTGCCGTCTGCCCAACGCTTTAAGATGACCATGTTGTATTTAAAAACTCCATATTTTCGATGAGTCGAATTTAAATACGACATTGTCCCCGAATGAATTTTGCCTTGTTCCATTCTTTCTTTCCTTCTTTGGTAGGCCCTGACGGATTCGAACCGATGGCCTCACAGTGTATGGTGCAGGATGAGAGATTCGAACTCCCGACCGTCTCCATGTAAAAGAGTCGCGCTACCACTGCGCCAATCCTGCCTTATGTTTGGTACCGCAGAGGGGATTTGAGCCCCGTCGGCCAGATTGAGAATCTAGCGCTCTACATTAAGCTACTGCGATTTAGAGCGTTACAAGGTCAATTGCTATGAAGACATTACTCAAAGTCTCAACAATTTGAATACCGTTGTTATACCCTAACGTATCAATCCCAAAGGTCCTAACACTTGTGATATCTTCTTGTGGAATCACAATACTATCAGTATAACCATTGGAATAAACTAAATAATCATTCTTTGGTTTTCGTTTGTTGATCCTACGAAAATGATATGACTGGGTCCCATTGCGTCGGGTTGGACTTCGGTTTGCACCGAACCGCAACGTGATGTCAGCGTTAAGAGTTGGATAATTATCCAACTCTGCAGTCAGAAAATCTTTTATCTCTGCGGTATTCATTTCTTTCCAGAACGCCTCTTGATGGTTACTTGTTCTTTCATGGAAGCGACGTATTCCGCGATCATCTCCATTGTTACCGTTTCATTATGTTTATCGAGCAACCACATCAAACCTTCGGTCCAACCGTTATTGTAACCTCTTGCCTCACCGTCATTATAACCTTCTTCGTAGGCATCGTCACTTGACTGTTCTTCTTGTTCCACTGTGTCCTCTTTTTCTGTTTCTTCGGTCCAACTATTTACAATCTCTATAGCGGCGTTCTTTGCATCGATAAAGTCGTCAAACCGATCGTCGTAATCAAACACCAAGTCGTGATCACAAGAAAGCATGACCGACATTTTCCATTTTCTGGGTCTGGTAGAGAAGGATAATTGTATAAACTTGGTTGCAGGTGGATTGGCCATCACGTCATATCGATCCAGCCCATTCCTAGCAATTACATAACTGTTACCTGATGCAGGAAAAATGTTCTCAGCCATAATATGAGCCTTTCTATGCGTTAATGTCCTATTATAATAACACCTTTGCAGAATCAGTCAATGACAGACTATCATGAATTATACATAATAATCCAGAATATTGCCAGCTACGATAACAACAATTATCATTATCGCGAAATATTTAAGGTTCATGACAACTTCTTTCAGTTAAGTGAGATGCTACCCGTTTATAAATTTCATTCCCGGTTAGATACGGATTAAACGTCAACATATTTTCGAATTCTGCTATAATCTTGATTGCCCGTGGATCAGTTGATACTGTTAACTGATCGCTCATCGTTTTATAAAATCCAGCTACATCCAATTTTGGAGTTTTAGCTATTATTAGAATCATGTTCAGTTTTGTAAGTTGTGAAAAGTTAGAAGAACAATTCACTTCCGTTGACAAGATTGCTGTCTCAGTTGTTGGTGTGATAATTGCAGGCTTGATGAGTATGATACCTACAACCACAAGTATAATCACCGCTTTAAGAAGTAGTAATACTCCTAGTAATCGTGCTATGATTTTCTCCTTTTTAAAATGGTAGTCGCAGTTGGATTCGAACCAACGACCTCAGAGTTATCAGCTCTGTGCTCTACCGGGCTGAGCTATGCGACCCTATTTTCTTGTTATGCCTTGCCCAGCTGGCTAGCAACGAGGCTCTCCGGAACCTTAAACAGTTTGCCATTGCCCACTTCAACAATAAACGGAAACTTCGGCTTCCGGGAATGGTATTCGACAACTTTTCCCTGTTTGCCGTTATACAGTGTTACCGTCTTGTCGACAAATGCCGGGTAATACATCATCAAAGCCTGACGGCCCTGGGAAACTGGAACAACCTTGCCCTCAGCGGTAGTACTCAGCGTCGCAATCTTCAACTGAAAAGAAGCATTAAGAGCGGAAAACTTGCCGCTGCCAGTAACAATGTCGAGATTATGTTTCTCGCCGACTGCCTTCATCGCAGCATCAATGTCCCTACGAAGTGCCTTCATTGCGTTACGATCGATCATTGTGCAAATCCCTTATTGCTGTTTAACTTGTCTGTATATTACTTGGATACCGACCAAGTGTCAACTGAAGATTTGGTAAAAATATTAGCTGGGACAGTACTCATCCAAACGGAGTCGAACCGTTTTCACGCCTTGACGGCGCTATCTTCCGAGCCCTTTCCGGAAAAGGGTCAGCTAATTCTAAATTGGTCAGGGAGGCAGGATTTGAACCTGCGATTTCTTCATTCCGAGTGAAGAGGATTACCAGACTTTCCCACTCCCTGTTTTCTTTCTTGTAGGCTTTTTTCGTTAAAGTATTTGCGAGGATTGCCACACATCGCACAACTGCATATGGTTCTTATTCCCCTGTCTGCATACCATTTGGAATGAGTTTCGCTAGAAGACCTTTTAGCCTTCTGGTATAATTTTTTCCAAATGCGTTTCTTGTGGTGGATTCTTCCTGCTCTTATACTCATACTTGCCTTTCTTTTAATAATTCATAACTCTACGTGCGGAGTTGATAATTGCACAATCCTATCTAATCCTATTGCAATCTCAAACACTTTTGTATCATCTGAATAATCATCTGAATAATCATTTCGGATTGATAACGATGCAACCTCTCTCCATTCGTCGTCGACAAGAGCTTCGATATCAAGCGTAGATTCTGAATATCCCGGGAGTCTTTCACTGTGTACTAATCGCGTTTGTCTTCGGGTAATTCGTTCAATTTCAAGTTGCAAATCGGGTAATAGAATCGACCGATAATCATTTTTTGTTGATATTGAATAAATGCATTGGAATTCTAATTGCCAAAATTCTAAAAACCTAAGTTTGTTAGCGGTTGCACCGTCGGATAATTCTCTTCTAAAAGATTTCCCGGATTGCCAAACACACAAAGGAAGCTTTGCTTTTGAATCAATTGCTGCTAAGTAACTCGATTTAGTAGTCTCTGGACGAAGCATTAATGCTTCGTCAAATGCAATATGATTTGTAACAAATACATCTTTATCTGTATACGAATCCGAAACATACTTGGTCGGAATTAACAATGGGCCTTCTGTTCGCATAAATTGCCATGCCTTATTAGCCTCCGCAAGCTTCTTTTGGACGACATAGGACATTCTGGCAATGAACATTTCACGAAGATTTATTTCTTCTTCTGTCCAAAATCTGAGGCCTCCGGAGGCCATACAATGCTTTACTCATTTTGTTTTCTTTCTAGTGTTTGGTGGGGCAGATGGATTCGAACCAACTCACCTTAAGGAATAGTGGTGCGCCGAGAAAGATTTGCACTCTCAAAGCTAATAAGCGACGGATTTACAGTCCGTGGGGTTCACTAATACCCAGCCGACGCAGAAGATTCTTAATGTTATTATTCAACTAACTTAACTTTGCTAACATGAAGAAACATTTCTCTCTAGTCTATCTAAAGTTTTCTGATTATACATTTCTTCAAATTTAGCTAGGCAACAAGCGAAATAACAACGTTTCTGTCAACTATGGTAAGAACAAGTTGTAGTTGTAGTTGGATATATTGTTACCCGTCAAATTGTCTATTAGAGCAAATGCAGGATATACCTGTGTTATCGGCCCACTAGCTGTATTTGGTAGTTAATTGGTCTAGGTAGTAAGATTTGAATCTTACTACAGGAAATGGTCGGGGATGTAGGATTCAAACCTACGAAACCTCCCGCTCCCAAAGCGGGCGCTCTAATCAGACTGAGCTAATCCCCGTTAAACTTGTGATTATTATATGTAATAATGATCTAAAAAACTTGTCTTTGATGTTATACGTCTTCTCATTGTTTCGTGGCCTATTCCGTATGCTTCTGATGCAAAAGAAACTGCGTTTCCGTTCCAAAGCAAGCACTCTTGACCAGACTGAGCTATACCTAGATATATTTTTTTAATCAATAGTGTCCCCCGGGGGTTATTGCACCCTAGCGTTTCAATGATTTGGGTATGCTATTTTTCTCCATTCAGTTATTTGTTATAGTGTATTTCAAGCTTAACTATAACAGACAACTTGCAACTATGCAAGACGGGACATAAAATAAATTAATTGGTGGCAGCACACCATGGTTTCGGGTTTAGGTGATCGTTAAGCTATCCGAGCACCTTACCTGCGCCACGACTTTACAGAAAATATCAACCGGTGTATTCCGTGTAACTGCCTTATTGTCTTTTTAAATTAAAATACAGATGGATCAACTTTGTCTGGATCTATAGAATAATCCATATGTTTATCCTTGTTGAACCAATTATAAAAAGGATCGATGATTACTACCTGGCTGCCACGGTTCATGAAGTTCTCGCCATGCATGTCTAGAAGATTACGATTCTGTTGGAACAATTCAAAGACTGACTGTAGGTCAGTGTCTTCTGTTACGTAAGAAGGATCTTTTTGCCAGTTAGAATATTCTACGTAGAATGCAGCATTGGCCGCAGAAGGTGGACGACTAGATGCGGTAGGGTCAAGCTTCTCTAACCTAATAGCGTATACCATAGGTGTGATCTTCACAACCTTTCCTTTAATCTTCGGGACGTATTTGTTTCCTTGGTTCTGCATACAAAACTTTATCCAACGTATGTATGCCGAGTCTTTCATAAAGACTTTTAACACATACGGATATTTGTCATTGCTAAACACAGATGCATATCTTCCTCTACTAACATGATTGAATCCATGTTTGGGAAGAACGTCGGTTAATACCCTCATCCATGAATTATCTCTAGTATCAACGCTAGTAACTTGTTTCGATAATTCTTTTCGAACAGTTGTTAGATCTTCTGGATTCTTTAGTTCTAAGATGATATCGTTAATTTTCATTATGCGCCTTGTTATAGAAGTTGCTTGTCAACTATGTGTATTTACCAAAAGAATAAAAACAAAAGGAAGAAAGATACACGTACTACAACAAGTCGCATAATTGGAGGAAGGCGGGTGCAATCGAAGCCCAAGCTGTTACGCTCGCACGGTTTTCAAGACCGGCCCGGTGTCGCCTGTCCGGCTCACCTTCCATGTTTGTGTTGTTTGTTTAGAAATTGGGGAGAATAGAGGGATTCGAACCCTCTAGCACAAAATTCACAGTTTTGCCGCGCACCTCGTTGCGTTTACCCTCCATATAATAATTGATCAGGAGCACTGATTTGATACAGTTCTCTGCGGTATTCACCGCTCGTGCTCATTGCACCAACTCCTGTAAACTTGATTCTAGATAAAGGTTGCGGAGGTAGGAATTGCACCTACGTAGACAGATATATGAGACCTGTTGGAGAAAACTAGCACCCTCCCCGCGTTATTCTTTGTTAAATTTGGTGAACCCTGATGGATTTGAACCACCGACGCCCTCCTCTTCAGGGAAGCGCTCTACCAGACTGAGCTAAGGATTCAGTTATCTCCCGGAGGACTTGCCCCTGCCTCCTTCCTCGCCATCAACTACGCAAGTTGATGACAAGAGTATTTCGTGGTTTAGCTACATAGGCTAAACAAAATGGCGGCTCGGATCGGAATCGAACCGACTTTGCTTGCGCGGCGCATCGACAATGCGCTGACCTCCCATTGGCCGACCGAGCCTTAAATTGTTGGGTACGACTTATTCATCGAGGTTCTAGCCTCGATGGGGTGCTGGACGCCTAGGCCTACATGCACTTACTAGAATAAGTGAATATCTGCCTGCGTCACCGAGATATATATTAAAAAATTAGTATTGCAGCAACAATTGCTACTATAGCATATCCAAGGATTGATGCTCGGATATAAAACTGACTTCCGTTGTTTCCAAAAGAATATGTTTCATTCGTAATATAACGCCATGCTGCCTTAATCATTTTTGTTTCTTTCTTTATTGGCGGATAGTGAAGGATTCGAACCTTCGAAGGTGTTACCCTTACGGATTAGCAATCCGCTGCCGTCGACCACTTGGCTAACTATCCGTATTTTGTTTTAGTTGCTATCCATCATCTCTGAATTTTCAGTAAACCCGGCAGCAATCATCTTCTTTTTTGCTTCATCAAGTGTTAAATTTTCATCGATTTCGTAACAACTTTCCATCGTCTCAAACGTAGCCACATCCGCGGGTGGATCTATATGGCTATGTTGATCCCACATATACCCTTCTCGATCGTAGTATTCCTTTGGAGTAAGATACATCAGTAATTCCGCGTCCACTAGGACTATAGCAAAGTAATAATCAGTTGGAGACACAAATGTAGAGATCATATCGCTAATCAAGTGTTCGCCTTCTTCTACTTCAAATTCATTCTTGTAATCATACCATGGCGTGTTAGGATCACCCCACGGTGCCTGATATGAAAATGTAACATTATTTCCTGCATCTACGTTAGCCAATACCGGAATATGAGGCGATGCAAAAACAACATCATCAATCTGGTTCCAAGTAAAATCAACAACTTCGTATTCTTCGTTTGCAAAAGATATAATGCCAGGAAAGGCTTTTTCAAATTCGTTATTAATCCCTTGATTGTTCATTGTTGCCTCTACCTTTGTTAAAATGGTATTATTTTGCACAAGATATGGATTTGTTGTAAATCCATATCTCCAAATTTGGCTGACTTACTAGGGCTCGAACCTAGGACCGTCTGGGTAACAACCAGATGCTCTACCAACTGAGCTATAAGCCAAAATTCTAGTAGTTGTCCGGGGAGTAGCCCGGTCCTTCTAAGAACGAGATCCTAGATATGCTTCAATGTACACCACCAACATGTTAACGTCTCCTGTCATCCAGAAGATATATGGAACCGTGTCCTAGAGTCGAACTAGGCATTGTCCGTACAGGGCTCGCCCCGGACTATTATTGATTCTAACCGCCCCACGGCAGTACTACACGGTATAAAACTCGTAAAACTTGTAAAACAACCCAACCTCTTTGTTTTACGTGTGCGTTTAGTCCTTCTTTACTAAACTCCTAAGATCTCTGCGACTTATGAACATTAATCCAATGTTCTGCGCCTAGTAAATTTGATGCCTATAAAGGCAAACTTAATGGTTGTTCGCTTTAGAAATAATCACGTACAGCCCCACACTCCGCCTACATGATGGTCTTCCTCGTTCTCTGAGTTAGATAAATCTAACTCCAACTGTTCGGTTGTTTTTGATACAGTGATGACCTTGCCATGATTGAAGAAAGTCAATCAACTTATAAATTAGTAACGGTTGTTTATTAGTGGCTTTATGTTCCCTCCGTCTTTTTAGGGTGCAACCACTGAGCAAAATTAACTTGCTCTATTAGATTTTACTAATTGCGTTACCACCGCAATGTTCATCCCTAACCCGCCCGTTTAGTTTTTAAAGTGGACTAGCAGCCTCGTTCCGCGTCCCACTGTGTATACATAGTAACAAGCTTTGTTCTCTATGTCAACACCTTTTTTGCAACTTTGTTTTTTTAGGTTTGAGCGTCTGTTGCCTTGCTCAATGTTTCAACATATTAGCATCGTTATCATTGTCGTCAACCACAAAACAAAAAAATCCTCAGAATTTTTAAGTTCCAAGGAGTAAAGTTGTTTTTTTTAGAATGTGCTGTTACGTGTTAATCACGCCAACCTTCTTTAACTTTACTCCTCATAATGTGCATACCAGGATTCTGATTGCTCACATTTGATTCGACTTGACTAAAATCATAACGATCTTGCCATGCCTTATCAGAAATCGCAGATATGGTCCCTGTCGAAATTCTGGTCTCGCATTTTAATGATCGTGATATGAGTTGCATGTTTGTCCTTTTATTTAACTATGATGTATTATAGTTTTATTTATCATCTAAGTCTATATAGAATTAATAAGTTTTGTCTTTAAAGAAGATTTTTTTGAATTCTTCTTCAGAAGCTCCGTATCGCATAACAAACATAAATCGCTCATCTGGTCTATTAAAAAAAGCATAATTAATGAATGTAAAATAATCAAGTTCTTGTCCAGCAATTATCCAGTTAACTGATTTACTTCTCATAGCAATATGCGCCGGGCCATCTAGTCTATGGAGAGTACCGTGGCAAAACCATGAATATGTCTGATCGATAATCCGGGCCGGGCCGTCTTCTCTGTGTTGTTTGTCATTTACCCACCATTGTTTGTCGCCATCTGCATGAATAATAGCCGGTCCGTCTTCTCTGTGAAGCTCGCCGTTTAGAAACCACTCCCTTGTGCCAGTTGAATAGATAACAGCCGGGCCATCTTCTCTATGGAATTGCCCATCTGAATTACGATATACACTTATGCCGTCAGCACCAATCTCTTTTGTCATACCCTCAGCCCCACTTCA